TGGATTACTTAAGTACTGTATTAAACATCAACACTGGAGTATCTTTGAGCAAGCAGTGATGAGTGTAGAGATTAATACTACAAGAGGTATTGCAGCTCAAATTCTTCGTCATAGAAGTTTTACCTTTCAAGAGTTTAGTCAAAGATATGCAGATACAAATCTTCTGAATCAGACTATTCCTCTTCCTGAACTTCGTCGGCAGGATGATAAGAATCGTCAGAACAGTATTGATGACCTTGGAGACTATCTGAAACTCACTTTGCTGGAAGATATTAGAATGCATTTTGAGCAGTCTCAGAGACTCTACGACCGACTTCTGGACAAGGGTGTGGCAAAGGAGTGTGCAAGGTTCGTGTTGCCCTTAGCAACCCCCACAAGACTCTATATGACGGGTTCTGTGAGGTCTTGGATTCATTACATTGATTTACGTTCAGCACACGGCACACAGAAGGAACATATGGATATTGCTGAGGCAGTTCGTTGTATTTTTACTTGTCAATTCCCTGCAGTGTCTACTGCTCTTGGTTGGACTCGTGATAACTGCGATGATTGTGAAAGTATTCAACCTTCAATTCGCATAGACTAAATACCCTTATATAAAATGGAGAAATAAAATTGGCGACATATCCTGTTTATAATAAAGTCACCGGTGAACAAAAGGACGTAATAATGAGTGTTCACGATTGGGATCAATGGAAAAAGGATAATCCAGAATGGGATCGTGATTGGTCCGATCCATCTACTTGTCCAAGTTCTGGAGAATTGGGGGAAGTTTATGATAGATTGAGAAAATCTCATCCTGGATGGAACTCGGTTTTAGAACGTGCTAGTAAGGTTCCGGGATCAAAAGTTAAACCTGTTTAAACTGTGCTATAATATAAATATTATTATGCTATTCCAACCAGGTTTATGTCTAGAAGTTATACAAGACATCCGAAAATACAGGTAGGAGATAAATTTTATTATCTTGAGGTTATATCTCCACCGTTTTTTGAAACTTATCCAAATGGTAAAAAAAGAAAAAAAGTTCTATGTAAGTGCATCTGTGGAAAAGAAAAAGTTTTTAGATATGATAGTTTTGTATGTAAAAATGAATTAGATAGAGCAAAAAGTTGTGGTTGTAAGCACATTTATAGAAACAATTTAAACTCCCAAAAAAGAAGAAAACCGGAAAGTGTTTACCGATACATTTATGAACAGTATCAATATAGTGCTAAAACTAGAAACATTAAATTCTCTTTATCAAAAGAAGAATACATTGAATTAGTCAGAAAAGATTGTTTTTATTGTGGAAATAAAGCACCTACAAAACAACCACATAGAGGTAAAAATTATTATGTAGGTGTTCCTGTTCCTTATAATGGAATTGATAGAATAGATAGTAATATAGGATATAAAAAAGAAAATTGTGTTCCTTGTTGCACTCGTTGTAACTATATGAAAAGTGATATGGACTTGTCTTCATTTACTGAACATATATTAAAAATAGCAAATTATTTACAGAAATCTTAATGGCAAGAAGAAGAAGAGAGGACCAACCAATCGGCGTTGGAATGACTACAAAACAGATGAAGCGTAAAAAACCCATCAATCAAGACACAATGAGGACGATTGAACCTCTTACAAAGAACCAAGAAGTGCTTTTTGATTCTTATAGGAAAAATCAAAATCTTGTTGCTTATGGTTGTGCAGGTACAGGTAAAACATTCATTACACTCTATAATGCACTTAGAGATGTATTAGATGAAAAAACACCTTATGAGAAAATTTATATCGTCCGTTCACTTGTAGCAACTCGTGAAATTGGTTTTCTTCCTGGAGACCACGAGGATAAATCAAGTCTTTATCAGATTCCTTATAAGAATATGGTAAAGTATATGTTTGAATTGCCTGATGAAGCATCTTTTGAAATGCTTTATGGTAATCTCAAAACACAAGGAACGATTAGTTTCTGGAGTACTTCTTTTATTCGTGGAACTACACTAGATAAATCTATTGTTATTGTTGATGAATTTCAGAACTTAAATTTCCACGAACTTGATTCAATCATTACTCGTGTCGGTGAAGATTCTAAAATTATGTTCTGTGGTGATGCTACACAGTCTGATTTGATTAAAACAAATGAGAAGAATGGTATTATTGATTTTATGAAAATTCTTCGTGTTATGCCTTCAATTGATATTGTTGAATTTGGTGTAGATGATATTGTAAGGTCTGGATTTGTTAAGGAGTATATTCTTGCTAAAATGGAAGTTGGTGTATGACATTTATTCATCATAATTACTTAGGTGATCTTGAACTAGAAAAAAAAGAAACGGGGGGCATTCGTTTGTATCATCTTCCTGATGGACAATGGGTGCCTTCAATTACTTCTGTGACTTCATTTTATAATAGAGAAATATTCATTAAGTGGAGAAAGAGAGTAGGTCTTGAAGAGGCAAATCGCATCACTAAAAGAGCAACTGCAAGAGGAACTGATTTTCACCAAGTCTGTCAAGATTATCTTGAGAACAAAGAACTTGTTTGGGAGAACTATCAACCAGCATCAAAGTTTATGTTTCATCATGCAAAACCTTATCTTGATAAGATAAATAATATTCATGCAATTGAACGCACACTCTACTCTGAGTATCTTGGACTCGCTGGTAGAGTGGATTGTATTGGGGAGTATGAGGGAGAACTTGCAGTCATAGACTTTAAAACTTCTGAAAAAATTAAACCAGAAGAATGGCTTGAAAACTATTTCGTTCAGGAGACATTTTATGCTGCTGCGTACTATGAACTTACAGAAATTGCTCCAGTTAAACTCATCACTATAATGGTCACTCCTGGTGGTGAAGTTAAAGTATTTGACAAAAGAAACAAAGCAGATTATATTAGGTTATTAGTTCGCTACATTAAAGAATTTGTACATCACAATATTAGGCCAGATGGAGAATGAATTAGAAAAGGTACTTGAAAGTAAATTCTTTTGCCCAGCACGATTTGCTCAAGAAATTGAAAATCTTGTGCAAATTAATGTTGAAATGAATTATATTGATGCTATCGTTTATTTCTGTGAGCAAAACAATATTGATTTGGAATCAGTTCCAAAACTTATTTCAAAACCACTCAAAGAAAAGATTAAGTATGAAGCAATGGAACTTAACTTTCTTAAAAAGACTTCCCGCGCAAAATTGGTTTTTTGAATGATGCCTTATGATGCTTACAGAGAATACCTAGCACTGAAAAATCATTTTACAAAAGATAACTATGATTACTTTAAGTATAATAAAAAAGTAAGAGCAACAATCCAGTCTTTCTACAAAAGGAAAGATAGAATGTGGTTTGAGAAAGTATCAAGACAAAAATCAGATCAAGAAGTTACAGATTTTTTCGTAGCAAATTTTGTATCTTGTCCTGATCCAGAAACTCTTTGGATTGGTGAAATGATCAAAGAAGGTGAGGGAAGATATAAGAACTGGCAGAAAAAAATTCAGTCACTATCATATCTTTTTAAAGAAGAATCTGAACATCTTTTTGAAGAAAATAAATTTGAAGAAGTTTTTAATTGCTCAAAAGGACATCCAGTTCTTCTTAAAAGATTTTTGAGTGGAAAGATTTCACTGGAAACAATGGTTCTTTATGATAAAATCTTTGCATACTCAAATAACTTTGATAAAAAACTAAAAGATCCAGTGTGGGAAACCGTCAGTCGTCGGATTAAAAAATATAATCCATTTCTAAATACTGATGTATTTCATTTTCGTAAAATTTTGAAACAAATAATTTTGGAGGATCAATGAGTTTTTTTAGTTCAGAAGTTGTCCGTGCAGAGATGACTGAAATTTCGGAATTGCAAGAGGAAATTTATGGAAGTGTATTCCAATTTCCTTCTATGACTAAAGATGATAAAGTGAGACACGTTGATCTTCTTGAAAGACTTCTGAATAAACAACAAATTCTTTATACTAGATTGAGTTTGTCTGATGATCCTGAAGCACAAGAGATGAAGCAAAGAATTGCTGATTCTGCTCAACTGATGGGTCTTCCTGCGAATGTTGATATGAACATTATCTTTAATAATATGACTAAAATGCTTGAGGTGATGAAAGAACAAATTGACAAAACAGGTTCCGACCTGTAGAATAAAGAAGTACACAAAGGCCAAATCCCAACAAATACGAGGTACAAATGTCTAATTTTGCAAATCTTAAAAAGCAATCTTCTCTTGGTTCTCTGACTGAGAAACTGGTAAAGCAAGTAGAGAAGATGAGCACTACTTCTGGTGGTGCTGATGAGCGTCTCTGGAAACCAGAGATGGATAAAACGGGTGTAGGTTCTGCAACTATTCGGTTCCTTCCTGCTCCTGATGGTGAAGAAGTTCCTTGGGTAAAGATGTATTCCCATGCTTTCCAAGGAAATGGTGGATGGTATATTGAAAATTCACTTACGACTATTGGACAAAAAGATCCCGTTTCGGAATACAATCGCGGTCTCTGGAATAGTGGTAATGAAAAAGATAAGGAAACTGTTCGTAAGCAAAAGCGTAAACTGTCTTATTACTCCAACATCTATGTTGTGAAGGATCCTGCAAATCCTCAAAACGAAGGTAAGGTTTTCCTGTTCAAGTATGGTAAGAAGATCTTTGATAAGATTTTGAATGCTATGCAACCTGAGTTTGATGATGAAGATCCAATCAATCCTTTTGATTTCTGGCAGGGTGCTAACTTCAAGATCAAGATCGTAAAGAAGGATGGTTACTGGAATTATGATAAGTCTGAGTTTGATCGTGTAGCACCTCTACTGGATGATGATGATGCTCTGGAAGCACTCTGGAAGAAAGAGTATTCTCTATCTGCAGTAACTGCTCCTGACCAATTCAAGACCTATGAAGAACTTGAGCGTCGGATGAATATGGTTCTTGGACTTGGTGGAACAACCACTCCCACACAGTCTCGTGCAGTGGTTGAGCAAGAAGATGAATATGAATCTTATAGTGCTCCCGTAAGTCGTGAGACTAAAGTAATGGAAGAACTGGAACAATCTTATAATCGTTCTAAGTCTCCTTCACTTCCTAACGTTACAACTTCTTCTGACGATGATGAGGACGATGCACTCTCATACTTCCAAAAGTTGGCTGAAGAGTGATTATTCGTAAAGTCTAATATTATCACCACGCTTAAGGTTCTCAGAGACATACTGCTGAGAACCTTTTTTATATGGCATAATATCGTCCATATCATTAAAGATTACATTTAAGTATCTTGGTTTAAGAACATAGATATTTCTTTTTGCTTCTTCAAGATTTAATTCATACTCATAATTTGTTATTGGTTTTATGAAAGAACTTGAAGGAACTAAAGTAGAATATCCAAGACCAGCATCCCAGTATTCATAATAATAAGAAGTTCCAGCAATAGTGGATGTCTCTGGAATTGTAAATAAAATCTCTTCTTTTTTTGGATCTGCTAATGTTGGGAATGCTATATTTGGTATGGAACTAAGTTCGTATTTAAATGCAATTACCCCATCATCGGAATTTACAATAATTTCAGATACAATGTGTTGTCCATTGTATTCATTTTCTGCTACGTTTGCAATAACAATTT